TTTTTTATTTTTTATGGGGCTTTTTTTATTATAAAAAGATACTAAATTAAAAATACGAAGGACTCATATAAAAAAACGGATAGGATTTGTTAAGAATAGTAAACCAATATCCCAGTATGATTTAAAAGGAAAACTCTTAGTTACTTGGAATAATGCCAATGAAGCAGAGAAATGCTTATCTATCGGAGGCAATAATCAATTTAGTAAAAGATTCTATCGTCAAGTAATCTCTAGGTGTGCTAGAGGAGAAAGACAGACCGCTTATGGATTTAAATGGAAATATGCGAATAACTGATCTAGCAGAACACGAAAAGAAATACGCCAAGGTAGATAGTGAAGGTTTCATTTTATGTCCGGAGTGTAATAAAGAACTAGCTCCTGATAATGAATATGGAATAATTAAACGTTGTCCTAGGTGCGAAAAGAAAGAAAGATATTATAATGTAATGGTTATGGTTGATGAGCCAAATGGTAGAAGAAGTTATTAGTTTAAAAAAAATATGAAATTCATAAAATATTTCGTATTAGTAACACTGATTGTAACCTTTTTTGGTTGCTTAGTATTATTAAACGAAGGATCATTTGATTTTTATGCTTTCTGGAATGTAACCGCTTTAGGGTGTGCTACATACGCTTTATTTAAGAAATAAAGAATAGAGACTCTCTCAGAAATGGGGGAGTTTTTATTTGGCAGTTGGTGTATAATATTGCTAATGACAGCAGGTAGACCAACACTATACAGAGAAGAATTTGTAAATAAAGTTGATGAGTATCTAAATAATACTGGTGATGGAACTGGTAAATTACCAACATTTCAAGGTTTTGCCTTATATATTGGAGTTTCTTGTGATTCATTAGAAAGATGGAGTAAAGAATATCCAGAATTTTGCGGTGCTTTAGAAAAACTCAAGAATAAACAAGCTGAACAATTAATCAATGATGGTATATATGGAGGTAAAGAAGTAAACGCAACAATAGTCAAATTACTCTTACAAAACAATCATGGAATGAAAGAAAGAGTAGATAATACAAGTAACGGTGAAACATTAAAAGGTCTAGTTGGTTTAGAGACAACTAATGAAAAAGAAACTTAAATTAACTTATTGGCAAACACAAGTCTTTAATGATAAACACAGATTCAAGGTAATAAATTGTGGGCGAAGGGCAGGTAAGTCTTATTTGGTTAGTGTAGAGATATTAAGATTTGCTACCGAGAAAGAAAAGAGTATTGTCTGGTATGTTTCTCCAACTTATAAACAATCTAAGGCTATTATGTGGTCAATGCTTAAAGATTTAGTTCCACCAGAAGCTATTAAACGAACAAATGAAACAGAACTGTATATTGAACTCCTTAATGGATCACAAATACATTTAAAAGGTGCTGATAATCCTGATAGCTTAAGAGGTGTAAGAATAGATTTATGTATCTTTGATGAAACTGCTTTTATAGATAAATGGGAAGATGTTTGGAAAGTAATTCGTCCTACACTAGCAGATAGTAAAGCAGATGTCTGGTTTATCTCTACTCCTAATGGATTTAATCACTTTAAAACTCTGAGTGAGATGAACGATCCTGATTGGTCTTATCATCACTATACAACTTATGACAATCCTCATATACCAGTAGAAGAAATTGAGGCCATGAAGAAAGAAATGGACGGTGATAGTTTTGCACAAGAGATCATGGGTGAGTTTAGAAAGATGTCAGGTTTAATTTACAAAGATTTCAACAGAGATATCCACATGGTTGATATACCAGACTTAAATTTTAATTATACATTTACTAGGGCTTTAGATTTTGGATTTGGACATAAGACAGCACTAGGATACTTTGCTATCAATTCTGATGGATCAGCTATTTATTTGTATGACGGTATTTATCAAACAGGATTAGTTGAAAGTCAGATAGCCGACATAGTTAAAACAAAAGATGCCGGAAGATATATAACAAATCCGGTAGCAGACTCAGCTCAAGCCATGAGTATAGAACAACTTAATCAAATGGGAGCAGTCTTTAGTCCAGTAGAAAAAGGACCAGATAGTGTTAAACATGGAATAGTTAAAGTAGCTGAGTTATTAAAAGTAAGAGCTGATACCGGTAAACCAACACTAATGTTTAATAAGAATTTAACTTGGATAGCTGATGAGTTTGAACAATATCGTTGGACTGAAAGTAAAACAGACGGAGTTATTAAGGAAGTTCCTTATAAAGTAAATGATGATGCTATGGATATGATTAGATATTTTTGTGTTACATACCAAAAACCAAGTGAATATGTGATTAATTATGATGTTAAAAAATGGAGCATTCACTAATGGAAGTAAGTATTACTAAATTAAAATATTCTTGGACTAAGTGGGGTGGTGGTCGTAAAGGTTTAGTAACTCAAAATAGAGATGATTTTAATTATTGTCAATGTTGTGGTGAGACAATTCCATCTGATTTTCCTATGTTTAAATATGAATTATTGCCGGGAGAGTTTATTCGTATCTGTCCAAACTGTTGGATTATAGCAAAAGACATACCTAAAAGATTTGATGAGTTAAAGAATAAAGTTGATAACCTAAAAAGATAAGTGATAGAAACGATTATGTCTACAAAAACAAATAAACTAGATAATTCACAAAAACCAGTAATGAACAAACCAGACGAAAAGATATATATTGAAGTAGATTCTCACTATCAGGATTGGAAAGATGACAATGAAACTAGAATGAACCGTGACAACGGTTGGAATGATATTACAGATGCTTATTATGGACGTTTGCCTGATGACTGGCCTTACAACTCTTTTGTGGTTGATCCAATACTGTCCACTACCCTCATAGAGAAGAATGCTCGTCTCCTTAACAGTAGATTAAAAGGTAGACTCGTCCCTCGTGAGGGTGGTGATGCAGTTAAAGCCCGTATAAACAACGCTTTATTAGATTTTCAATGGGACAATGCTAATTTTGGTGGTTCAATGCTTTCTAAATGGTCAGCTATGGATATGGACACTAGACTTTATTGCTCTAAATTTGCTTTAGTCCCTTGGAAGATAATCAAAAACAGTGAAGGTAAAATCTTATTTGAAGGAAATGAATTTATTCCTAAGGATATAAGAGACTGTGGTATTGATCCTAATTGTCAAAACATCAAAGACGCTAAGTGGTTTCAATTAAGAGAATGGACAACTATGGATGAACTTGAGAAGTGTAATAAGAATAAAGACGGTGTTGAAGTTTACCCCGGACTAAAAAAATTAAAAGAAGCTATCCAAAACAGTTCTGATAGAAGAGACACAGAGTATCTAAGCCGTATCAAACAACTTAAAAGTCTTGAAGATAGAATGGGTGATGACGATAGTTACCAAGTAGTTGAGATAGTTACTGAATACCGACCAGATAGATGGATAACTTTCGCTCCTAAGCACAGAGTTGTATTAAGAGATATCAAAAATCCTTATAATCATGGCAAGATTCCTATTGTCCAACTAAAATATTATCCATTGGGTGATGATCCATTAGGTGAAAGTGAAGTTGAAAGAGTATTAAGTCTATGGAGAGCTATTCAGTCCGTAATTAATGCTCACTTGGATGGAATGAATGTAAGAATGTTCCCTCCTCTTAAAATAATTGAAGGTCAAGCTAGAATAGAGAGTTTAGTTTATGGTCCAGGTGCTCCTTGGATAATGAACAATCCTAATGCGGTTACTGAAATGAATTTTGGTGCTGGATCATTAAATGAATTTCAAACTAACTATACAGCTCTAAAGAGTGCTTTCAATCAAGCTATGGGTGACTTAAGCCAAGGGGTGAGTAATGTTGATCCAACTAACACTGATAAGACAGCTACTGAAATTAGACACGTAGCTAAACAACAGAACATCCGAGATGAGAAGAATCAAATTGATCTAAGTGAAGCTATTGCTGATTGTATGAAGATGTGGCTTTCTAATAACAAACAATTCTTATTCTCTGATCCTGACAAACATGATTATGTCTTGCGAATACTAGGTAAAGATGAATTTCAATACTTCAAAGACCTTGGGATGGATGAGATGGAGCTTAGCAAAGAGGCTGAAATGGAAATCCAAGAGATTATCCAAACTTCTGAAGGTGATATTGATGATGCTTTACTTGAAAGAATGATTGAAGCTGGGAAAGTTCCTAAATATCCAGTCGTAACCAATCCAAATGTTAAAGATCCAACTAAATATAAGATTAAGCCTAAACTAAGTGTTAGCGATAAAGGTGATTATGCTGAGTTAAGTGTTGTTCCTGAAGATATAGATGGAGTTTATGATTACGTTCCAGATGTAAAGTCTATGAGTGTTGGCGCTGACATTGAATATACAAAGGGTATGGAAAATATGTTGACGACAATTATGAATCCATCAATTTCACAAATGTTAGCTCAAGAGGGTGTTAAAATAAACATACAAGACCTATTAATTACATTATTTAATAATTTAGGTTCAAAAGATGCTGAAAAATATTTCTCCACAATTAACCAGCCAACTATCCCTCCTCAAGGGGCTACAAGTTGTGGCCAAACTACCACAGGTTCAGGAGTACCTAATCCCGCTATTCAAGGAAACCCAGCAGTCATGGGTGAACCCACAGGAGTTCCCGGACAACAAGTCATTCCTCAGGGAGTACAACCTCAGATGGGCCAAAGCCCAAGTCTATAAAGAGATTTTATCTCTCTTAGATGAACATGACCTTGATAAGCGTATTAAAGATACCCAGAAATTAATAGACAAAGATGTCGTTAGTTATTCAATAGGTAAATAATGCCAGATAAAGACGGAAACTTACTACCCCCAATACCAGACGAATGTTTTGATGGTGATAAACAAAGTATAGAACTAAAGTTTGAGAAGTGTAAACATGCCATGAACTTTGTTTCGCCAACAGAGATAAAGTGTATTAAGTGTGGTGTTGCTTATAGTGGAACTCCAAGAGAAATAATGGAAATAAAGAATTTGTTAGATAAGCAAGTTTGACAACCTATTAAACATTTGCTTATAACTCAATTAATGGTGAAACCTGTGATGCTCGCAGTAATAGAGCAGTATTAATTCCACCTAAAGGAGAATCATCATGCCTGATGAGATTCAAACAGGGCAAGATATCGTGGTTAAGGAACAAACCCAAACAGAAATGCCCGCTGTTGAACAAAAACCAGAGGAATTACCTCAAGACGCTAGTGAAAGAACTAGGCAAGAATTTGAAAAGCTAAAAGCTAGAAACAAAGAACTTGCTGAAAAACTGGCACAACGTGAACGAGAGGAAGCTAATTCCTTGTTAGATAGCTTAACAAAGCCTACTCAACAAATTGTTGAGAATAGTAATCTACCTCAAAGCCAAGTAGAAAATATTGTACAAAACTTGACTGATGAAAATGGTTATATCGATGAAGTTCTTTTAAAGAAAACTCTACAAGATGCTTCTTCTATAGCAAGTCAAGCAGTTCAAGCTGCTAGACAAGCCCAAGAGGTAGCACGACAAGCTCAAGAAAGGATTAATAAGTATGAGCAGGATGAGAACACGAAGAAAGCCTATACGGAATTTCCTCAAGCTGATCCTGACAACGAAAATTTTGATCCAAAATTCATTGAGTTAGTTAAAAATGAGATGATTGGACAAGCCATGAATCGCATTAAACCTAATTTCTATGAAGCTTGTAAGAAATGGGGTGCGTTTACTCAACCAGCCCAACCAAAAGTAGAGCAGGTCGCCGCAAAAGAGCAAATTAATGCAGGTGGTTCTAATACTAAACAATCTCAATCAAGAGATAGTATGGTAGAAGGAACATTAAAGGGCGATTATAAATCAATTGCTGCTAGATTAGCCGCAAGTGGTTTCTAATTATTAGTTACAAAATAAAATTATGGCTTTTGGTTTACAAACTTATGACGATTCGTCAATTCGTGAGGATTTGCTCTCTATTTTAAGAGATGTATCTCCAAATACCGATAACTATTTCGTCTCCAATCTCGCAAAAGGACCTAAAGCACAGAGTACTCTACATCAATGGGTAACTTACAATACAGACCGACCATCTAGCGTTACTGCTAGTATCGAAGGTGCTGCTGCTAGTTATGCTGATTTGAGTCAACCTGTTCGCTCAACCAATTACACTGCTATTCTAACTGAACCAGTTCGAGTCTCTCGTACTGAACGTAAAATGGCTGTTGCTACTGGTGAAGATCCTTATGCTTTCCAAAAGGCTGAAGCTCTTAAGAGAATGAAAGCCGATATGGAATATTTAATTGTTAACGGTGCTGCTGCTGTCGGTTCGTCAGGAGTTGCCCGAGGATTTGCTGGTATTGACGCTTGTATTTCTACAAATATCACTGCTCGTGCCTCTGGTACTTCTTTCTCTGAAATTGAATTAAACGATATCATCAATCAATCTTGGGATGCTGTTGGTTCAATGTACGTTGCTGATTTGTTAGTGTGTCCTATGGTTATTAAGCGAAGAATTTCTAGCTTTACTACCAACACTCGAAACATTGACGCTAAAGAGAAAAGACTTACCTCTGAAGTACAAGTCTACGATTCTCAAG